TCCTCGGCTTCGTGGTGCGAGACACAACCAAAGATGACGCTACTCGGATCAAGAATCCACTCATCTGACTTGCCGTTGCGCGTGCTGCGGTGCAAAAAGTTCGACCACTTCGCCTCTGCGATGTACTTGCCACAGCGTGCTCCGTCAATAAGTGCTTCGCAGCGATTATCAGCACGAGAAATAACGGCGTGGCATGTTTTTCTATATTTTGCCAGGTTACTCGCTGATTTCTTCATAATTTTTTGTAATAATTATTCAAAAATAACTATCATATTCGCAAAAGGTGCTGTATTAGAATGTTCACCAAACTTTAGTCTCCCTTTAATAAACCTAATTTCTTTTGCCGTCGGCAACACCACTTCGTGGAACCATTTGACATCTGTATAAGCAGGAAGTAAAAAGACAGCCAATTCAGTATTTCCTAGTTGTATTTCGTTTATTGCTTTTTCTAACCAAGAACGGATTGCTTTCCCGTAGGGTGGATTTATATAACAACGCCCCCCCCACTTTGTGTTTAGCCCATCTGATTTTGGAGTTGGGTTTAGCGGGCACGGATCAAAGTTAAAATGAAATTCATCATTTAATTGTTTGTAAAATCCACTCGGTGTCTTTTCGTTTACGTCGAAAGTTTTGTATGTATTGCTGTTTTTTGCCATATTTTTTAGTTTATATCTTCATACACACGTTTCTTTTTTTTCACTGGCTTCAACACAATGTGTTTCCCAAAAAGCATAATTGGCAACGTTCCTTCATTATCCGCAACAGCAGGATTCTCAATGAGACACGCGATGATGTGGGCGAATGCGTCGTTTTTTGTTTTGATTCCTGTGCGTTTGTACGATGGTTCAAACATATTCGTTAGGTAATGGAATAGTTATCTGATAATTTTCCGCAAAATACAGGCGAATTTTGTTGTAGTATTCTTCTGCCTCTTTGGTAGAAAGAGTCATGGTGCTTTTGTGCTCGCGTGGTAAAAACATCATCTTGCACACCTCGTGCACTTCGAGTGGATCATTGCCTGTTTCGCGTGATATAATGTTTATAATACAGCCAAAATAGTACCGGTGCTGTGCTTCTGATTTAGTCTTACCAAGCTCTTTCACAATCACCTCAACCGACTTTCCATTGAACTTTTGCAGGGAAGAACGAAAAGCCGCAGCATTTCGCATGAGGAGTTTTCCGTCTTCAACTTGGCCTACAAAGTACATACCTAAAACGGCAGGTCTTCAGGAGTTAGTTCTTTTTTTTCTGTAAATTTCTGATAAAACTCTGATGGTTTTTCAAGAGCGTCAATAAGTTTCTGTTCGTCTTCTGTAATGGGTGTGTCTTTGCGGTTTGGTACTACAGAGTATTCTGTTTCAATACCGGACCCCGCTCGATTGATTGTTATGTCATACGCTGGCACTATATCAAACGCATAATCAGGATTGGAACACAAAGTTTTTAGCTGTTTCATAATCTGTTTTCCAAATTCACCCATGCGTAATTCATTGCTTTTGCGATCTATCACCCACGCACAATAGCGTTGTGATGGCTTGTCACTTCCTGGAAATGTTACTTCACGAATGATAAATTCACTCACAAGGCGTACTTTGTTTGCTCCTTCTTCCAGCTTCAAAAACTGGCTGTTCGATTTGATTTCGATGTCTCCGAGTTTCATAGTGGTAAATTAAAAATATCTGGATAAGTTTCGCTGTTTGGTCGTGCGTTTGGATTTAGTGTGTGGAACATTGTCAGCGTTTGATTGCATTGCTCCTCGTACTTTGTACGATCTTCTTGGTCAAGAACAAGGAACGAGTATTTTTTCTTTGTTGTATTCCCAAGATGGAGAATTGCTATGTTATCTGCCTCATCCGCCATGCCGTAACCTGCTATTTGCACTTTGTGCGTGCTATGTATGGTCTTACTGGTCTTGAAGTCAACAATATAGGTTTTTCCGTCAATCTCGCATTTAAGGTCAACCGTACCGGCAAATCGGTCATGCCATACGATGTACTCGGTTGCAAGAATCTTCGGCTGGACATCATTGTACCAATCGAGAGCGGCCTGTAAACAACGCATGATTTTAAGTGACCGTTTTGGAGAGAACCGCGCCTCAATATCTGCGCGTTTGATTTCTTCGCCTTTAAAAATGTTTTCAAGGGCTTGGTGGACGTAGGAGCCGTCTTCTGCGGTTTCTTCCATAATCTCATCTGCTCTCTTGTTGCCAACATCTCCACGCCACTGTACTAGCCCAAAATCCATTGGATACGCACAGCCGATGACATAGGTGAGAGATGGCCGATATTCGTCATCGGTACCGTCCATTGACTTGCGGTAAAAACGCTCATCAAAAATGTAATTATCAAGTCGTACGATTTCTTCGTTCATAGTGTTTCAATACACATATCACAGACGTATGTGCCGTCCGTGAACGGGCGTAAAAGGTCTTCATTTTCATGTTTGCAATATCTGCATGTTGGCAGTACGAGCATATCCCATACTCCGCTTGCTTTAAGCATTGCTCCTTGCGCTTGTAGTAGGCCGATGTTGATTGTCATATAATTTGACTTATTTTTCGGGGGTGGTATACTTGGTTGTGTTCTATGAACATCTCGACAAGTAATCCCCCGAAAGGGTGGATTATTTGTTATATAACGCGCGATTGTTTTCTCATTCTGCGAAGAAAAAGAAACGCCCTGATATTTCCTATGATTTTTTTCATAAAATTCGGGTTATTTGCCAGGTGAAGATTATCTCTCCATTCCTTTTTTTTGCTCCCATATTACGAATATGGTACTTTCGGCCTTTGCTTTGATTTCTTAAATTGGCAGGGTAGTACATAGAACCGTCTATTTTGATTGTTTGGCCAATCCTCAGTTTTTCCACTTTTTTAGTTCGTATTGTCTTGTTCATACTCTTGACAAAATTGTATAGGGGTATTTAGGTGTGGTATACTTATTTTGGCTTTTATCAGGTTCCGGCTGTCTCGGGCTTCCCGCTTGTTACACTTTTAATTTGTAACGGCCGGTTCGTCGAGACAGCGAGAACATACATATATTGTAAACGATTCAATCGTTTACGTCAAGGGGGGTATGTGGATAAGTTTTTGTTGTATTTGCGGCGGCAGGTTGAGCTAGGGACGTTCCCCTCCTTTTGCCCCAAGTTCCCTCCGCAAATATAACTAATTTTTATGCCTAAACGAAAACCAGCAAAAAAGAAGGTTAGCAAGAAGTCATCTGCCGTGATGATGAAGGAAAAAGAGATGATGATGAAAAAACGCAAAATGATGAAATAGGTATGGCCAATATCTACCAAGTTATTGTTTCACTTGGCACTGAAATCGCTCCTCAAAATCAGCTAGTGATGACGGTTGCCAGCGACAGGCTTGATGATGTTTTAGTGGCAATCAAAAATGAAATGGCGACAAAAGCCAATGGTATGGCGTATGCAGCTACGGTTGTTTCCTCTGAATTAAAAGAAGACTTTGCCAAACACTTGGATATTCAACCAACAACTATTATTCAAGACTATCAGCCCATGAATCACGAGCAGCTCGCAATGCTTCTTCGTGATAATGGGTATGAAGTCATAAAAAAATAATTATGGCGAAATATTCGTTTAAGGAGTCTCAAGCATTTCATCTTCGTTTAATATTATCAGTTATACCAGTACAAGATTTAGGAGAAGTGGCAGGAAATCTTTTTAAAGCAGTCACCATGCGTCGGAAGATGACGCAGTATTTGGAGGAAGTAAATAAAGAGTTTATGGGTAAGGCAAAAAAGGCCGCCGAAATAAGGGAAAAATTTGGTAACGATCTTGCAGAATTTAAAAAGGAACTCGATACGAAGTTTTCGGAAAAGGAAGCCAAGCTTCTTGAGGGTTTAAAAAATGAGGAAAAAGAGACAAAGAAAGCAGAAGTGACGAAAGATTTAATGAGTGAAAAGGAAAAAGAGGGAAAGATATATGAGGATGAAATCAATGAAAAGTATAAAGAAGAAATTAAAGAGTTTGGTCTTCGGGGAATAATATATAGCTATAAGGTTGAAGGTCGACCCCAAATGTTTGAAACTTTTGAATACGAAAAACCAGAGGAAGAAAAGATGGTCGAAATAGAATTGGAAGAGGCAAGTGATCGAAATCAGAATGAGTTTGTTAAATCTCGTTTTGAGAAACATGCTGTGAATATTTTACCAATAGAGAATATCATTGTACCTATTGGCGAGGTATTGGGCTTAGCTTAATCCAAGTATTGGAATAAAAAGAACTAATTTATTATCTAAGTTAAGATAAAATCTATGGAAGACGAAACACCAGTAGTAGAACCAGTAGAACCAACGGTAGAGGAGAGCACAGAACCAGCAGAGGCTCCTGTTGAGGAACCTACAGAAGAGGGCACGGTTTAGGATTAGTGGAGGATATTAGGATGATATGCCAGCAGGTAGACCAACCGTAGTAACTGGAGAAGTTCTACGACAATTAGAGGAAGCATTCAGTGTTGGTGCTACAGACAGAGAAGCATGTTTTTTGGCTGACATTAGCGAAAGTACATTGTATTTGTATCAACAAGAAAACCCAGGATTTTCGGAGCGAAAGGAAGCTCTCAAAGAAATGCCTAAATATAAAGCAAAAAAGAATGTTGTAGGAGCAATAGAAAAAGGCGACGTACAACAAAGTAATTGGTATCTGGAACGAAAAGGAAAAGATGATGGATTCAGCAGTAGAACAGAATTGACAGGTCAGAATGGCGGGCCCGTTAAGCATAGTGTGGCACTAGAAGATTCAGATTTCAAAGCAATAGTTGGAACGTATGCAACTAACCGAGGAAAAAAAGACACAAGTAGTGCTGCGGATATTCAGTGAAGATATCGAGGCATTTGGTAAATACTTGTTTGGTCATCATCTTCGGTTGGCAACACCACCATTTCACAAAGAGATATTTCAGCTCTTTCAAGGCAATGACAAGCGGATAGGGATCGCCGCTCCTCGGTCTCATGCGAAATCGACGATTACTGATCTGGTGTATCTTCTGTGGGCGGTGATCCACAAAAAAACACATTTTGTTCTTTTGGTATCCGACACCTACTCACAAGCTACGTTGTTTCTTGAGGCAGTGCAGGCTGAAATAGAGGGCAACGAGAAGCTCCGAGCACTCTATGGCAATCTCAAGGGTGAGATATGGAGTGAGGGGGAAATGGTCATCGGTGGGGCAATGGTAAAAGCGGTTGGCGCGGGAATGAAAGTTCGAGGGTTGAAGTACCACGAGTACCGGCCTGATCTCATTCTGGTTGACGATCTTGAGAATGATGAGTTGGTGGAGAGCAAGGCACGCAGAGAGAAACTTGAGCGGTGGTTCAATGGAGCATTGGTTCCAAGTATGGACAAGAACGGACGACTTGTCATCATCGGGACTGTACTGCACTACGACTCATTGCTGTACAAGATTCTCTCGAATGATCTTTACAATGAATACACCAAGAAGACGTACAAGGCCATGAATGACACGGAGGCACTGTGGCCAGAGCACATGTCAATTCCTGACCTTTTGAAGCTCAAAGAGGAGTACACCCGTAAAGGGCAGGGGTATTTGTTCTATCAAGAGTTTCAGAACGATCCCATCTCTGGCGAGAACCGAAAGTTTCGACTGGAGAAGATCAAGTATTATACGGACGCAGAGATTGAAAAAAAGCAACTGCGAACGTATATCACGATTGATAGGGCATACAGCACACAAAAGACATCTGATTTTACTGCATTTGTCGTGGTGAGTGTGGACAATGAGAACAACTGGTATGTGCGTATGGCAGATCGGTTTCGAGGGACAGAAGATTTGCTCATTGAAAACATCTTTGATTTGCGGGCGTATTTCAAGCCGATCAAAATAGGGATAGAACAGCGAGCATTCGAGTACACGCTAAAACCGACTCTTGAGAAAGAGATGAGAGTGCGAAATGACTTTTTTGTCATCACAGAATTGAAAGACGCACAGCTTTCAAAAACGTATCGCATTGAGGGATTGGTACCGCGCTTTGAAACTGGTACAATCTACTTAAAGAAAGACCAGAGTGATTTGATTGATGAGTTGATTCGTTTCCCAGCAGGGTCATACGATGATCTGGTCGATGCGCTTGCGTATCAGTTGCAGATACAGCTTCCGGCCAACGCACCGAAACGACAAGCATTTACGCAGGAAAGGCATAGAAAAAAACAACAACCGTCGTATTCATTGAGAATGGCGTGAAATGGAACAAATATGATAAAAATAGACCAACAGTACACAAAAGAAGAGGTGACGGACAAGTTAGAAGAATTGGCTATTATTGCAAGGCCACGAACAATAAGTGCCGCAGAAGAAAAACAAAAAATTACACAGAATGTATTCTCTGTTCGTTCACACGAAAATCCACCGGATTTTTTTGGAGGGAAACAAATAAGCGTTTCTGCAAGAAATGGAATACCAGACAAACAGATTTACAAAGAAGTAAGAGAATACATGAAAAAGCTTTGGAATATACCTTAAACAACTCAACCATCTGCTGGACTTACATCTTAAAAGCGTTAGCTTGAGAGATTGCCCAGCAGCAATTTCAACAGGCTTCCGCTTCTAAGACGGAAGTCTTTTTTATGCCCTACGATACAGAGAAAAAAGTCAAAGAATACAAACCGACTGATAAAGAAGTTGAGAAGATTGAGTTTATCTATGATGAACTTCAGTTCATGCTAGACGAGGTGATGAATCAGCAATATCCGGAGTTCAATGACCGCACGTTGACACAATTCATTGACGATTCGCAACGTCGTGCTAATGCCTACGTCCCTTCTAAGGAATCCCAAGGCAAGGATGACTGGCAAGCCAATGTTTTCACAAAGACCACACGAAATAAGGTCAAGGCACTCCTCGCTTCTATCGCAAAGAACCCCCCGCGCATCTCAATGGAAGCGTTTGACGCAAAGAACAGGCTCTCTGTCATTCGAGGAGACATACTAAGTCATATTGTCGAAGCAACGTACCTGCAAGGAGACAATAACCCAGAGTATACGATCTACATGGACGGATGGAATTGTACAATCAACGGGACGGTCGTCAAGTATGACGGGTACATAAAGACAACTGATAAGGTGAAGATCATCACAGGATATGACCTTGAGAAAGGAGAGGTGGAGTTTGAAGAACAAGAGGAGATTATCGAAGACAAACCGATTGAGATTGATGTCCCACTACAACATCTTTTGATAAAAAACATCCGCATTGCTGATATTCAAGAGCAGCCAGCCCTCATTTGGTTGCAGTACCTTGAAGAGGAACAGTTCGAGCGCGAGTTTAACGGATACAAGAATTTTGACAAAGTGCCGGACAAATCTTCGACGCTTGCGACAGAGGAGTTGCAGATATTTTTTTACGATAAATGGAAAGACCGAGTGCAAAACAAGAAATGCTACGAAGTTTTGAGATATTTTAACAAACAAAAAGAACAGTATTGTATCATCGCAAACGGGGTACTCCTCTTCGACGGCCCCATGCTCTGGGGCAAGCGCAAGAAACGATACCCGTTTGCCAAACAAGTCTTCGAGCCGTTTGCGAACGCTCACTTTTTCTATGGCAATTCTCTGCCTAACATTCTCATGGCAGAGCAGGATGTAGAGAATGCGCTTATTAACTCCATGCTCGATAAGACGTACCGTTCGGTAGTGGCTCCAATGCTCGTTGGTATTGTGAACCGAGATTCTTTTGATCTTGAGGACGAGTATGTTGATCAAGATACGAACATTTATGTTGAAGATATCAACCAGGTTAAGCCAATGCCAGTAGAGGGTATACAGCAAGGAGAGATCACCATGCTCAAGATCATTCAACAAGGCATGGATCGCTCTGCGACGGATCAGGTACAAAGCGGGGCCAGTGGGTCAGGTTCGACCGCACGAGAGATTGTGATAGCCAACGAACGAGCGGAGGAGCTAAAAGACCTCATGTTTACCATGATGAAAGACTTGTGGCTCCAAAAATATCGTATTCGTACTGTCAATGTTCTTATGAACTACAACAAGACCAAAGTAAGGCATATTGTTGGAGAAGAGGGCGAAAAAGCGTTTGAAGAAACGTATCAAGTGTTTCGCTTGCCGAATCAAGAGTTTGCGACAGGTGAACGTGGGATCGAGCAGATCGAGGTGGTCGGGACAACCGCAGAGCTTGCACGTCCGTTTGATTTAGATGTGCGTGAAGAACAATCACGTCTTGATGGACAGCCGATCGCAATCAAGCAAATCACATCAGACTTCCTTGATGATTATGAGTACATTGTAAAAATTGAGACTGAAAGTCTAAAACAAAAGAGTCGTGCGTTTGAAATGGCGGAGGTGGAAGATCAGATGCGTGGTACTGCAACGTATTTCCCACAGATTTTCCTGGCGAATCAACAGGAATTTTTCAAGATGTATATGGAGAGATACGGAACGAGTCCTGACCGCTTCTTGGAGAACATGACCGCGCCAACGAATCCGATGATGGCTTTGGCTGGTGGCGCGCCAGGTCAAGCACAGCCTGCGGGAATACCTGGAGCAGGTGGAGCACCAGCATTGCCTGCGTTAAGTGGCACTTGATATGACACCACGAGAATGGAACAAAATATTGAAAGAAATGGCAGCACAAGCAAAAGAGAACACTGAATTAAAAGAGCGCCTGAAAGAAATGCAAAAGGTTGAGGAGAAAGCGATTGAGGATTGGCTTAAAAGTCTCTCCCTAGAGCATGGATTCAGAGACTACTACACAGTACGCAAACGTGCACTACAAGCACAGCTCTCGAATGGACTTGAAGGCAAACAATACTGGACGCTTTACGGACAGCTCCAAGAGTTGAAAACAATGGCCGCGCGGTCAAGTGAGATACTAGAAAAAGAGAAGAAGGAGAAGAAAGGAACCTCAAAAGTATGAAAATGCACAACATGAAAAAAATGGATATGCCAATGTCGGTTGATATGCCAATGATGGTGCACTATCCGACAGTGAGATTCACTGAAGACGAACTACCAGAAATTAAAGATTGGGTGGTGGGTGAAGAGTATGATATAGTATTGAAAGTGAAACAGCGAGAAGTCTATCTTGATCCAAATGACAAGATGGTTGCTACATTTGATATTCTGAAAGGAGGAGAGAAAGAATAACCTTACAATTCAAAAAATCATGACAATCTTGGCGGTTTGCTTGCAAGGTCGCTAAGGGAGTTTTGTCATGATTTCTTTCTTAGCCCCTGCTAACAGTCCGTCAATCGGACTGTTTTTTATTCCATGCTCCTGAAGACGGAGTTGAAACACTTTTTAAATATGGAAGACGAAGAATTGCAGGAGGACGGCTTGAATGAAGAGGATGATACCTCTACCGAGGATGGCCACTCGGAAGAAAACGAAACGGAACTTGAGGAAGACACCTTTATAAACGAATCTGACGAGTCGGAAGGCTCTGAAGATGAAAGCTCTGAAGAAACTGTGGAGTTTTGGAAAGAGCGTGCGACGAAAGCAGAACGAGACCGAGACAACTACAAGCAGGGCCTTTTGTCTGCAAAAGGTAAGAGACGAACGCTTGACGGCATCACGGAGGACAAGACCTCACCGTCTCCAAAAGAGACAAGCATGGATGTGGATGAAGAAAAAGTATTCCGCGTTCTTGAAAAGAAGAACGAAAAAGATGCTTTGCGTTTAGTCCTTGATTCAGAATCAGAGCATTACATCCATGAACTCATGGACGATAGACAGTATAACGAGATTATCGGTTACATCCCGAGAAACCTCGATAGATCATCAGTCGAATCGGTGGTTAAAAACTTGAAAATTGCTACCAAAATTTGGAAGGAAATTAAAGGGTTTGACAGCAAACCACGGAAGAAAGACAAGAGTGGAGAGCTTGCCTCGATGCGGACGACTCCGAATCAGCAGCAAGGTGGAGGAACGAAAAAAGAAAAAAGGTCACTTCTTCCAAGAAAGGTATCGGTTGATGAATGGTATTAAATTTATATGGCATTTATTCCACGTCAATACGACGAAGGGCATGTAATGGATTTGCCGATGACTGCCAGTACCACACTGACAAAGCACAATTTGTGCAAGATGTCGAGTGGGTACTTGGTGGCAGCATCAGCGGGCGACAATGTGGTCGAGTATGTCGCTTTAGAAACGAAAACAAGCGGTACTGGTGATGGCTCGTCTAAAATTTCAGTTTTGAAAATTGACGATAGAGTTCAACTTGAAGCATTGACTGGTACGACTCCAGTTCAAGCAACACATGTTGGAAATTCTTACGATTTAGCGGGTGCAGCATCGCTTGATTTAACAGCAACGACTGACTTGGTGTTTCGCATTGATTCAATTGTGAATGCAACCGACAAATTGGTTTCCGGACACTTCCACAAGTTTGTTCTTCAAAGTTAATTATTGATATATGGCATCTATACGAACTACTGACTTTGCCAACCTATTGAATGATGACATTCAAAAGTTGTTTAGTGAAGTCGCGAAAACAAGTGTTGGACAAATGGTTGGAAAAGAAATCTTTGACATGGGGGATACTGATTTCAAAATTTTCAATTACATTTCAACACATGGAATGAACAACATCAAAAAAACAGCTGAAGGCGCTGATTTTGAAAGTAGCACGAATGTACAGGGTGATACTGCGAGCTGGACACAAGCTAAATATGGACAGTTGATTCCTGTCTCATACGAAGCACGCAGATTCCAGCGTGAGCAGCTTCCTTTTGTCATGGATAATGTACGCAGTGTTTCAGACGCGGCATTTCACATGATTGATCAGTCGTTAGCCGATGTGTTGACAAATGGTTTTTCGACATCGAATTACACTGATGTGTATGGTGATTCCGTTGCGGCGACACCACCTGACGGATTAGCGTTGTTTTCAGCAGTGCATACGTCTCCGGTGAGTTCTCGAACACATCGTAATTTAATTCGTGATCTTACTACCAGCACGACAAATCCGATTCTTTCTCGTGAGGCGATTGTATCTGCTCGTTCAGACGCAATGAATTACATTGATCCAGCGGGAGTCAATCGTCCGATCAATCTTGATACGCTCATTGTTTCACCTGCAAAAGAAGATGAGGCACTTCGTATCATCAACTCTGACGGAATTTCTGGTTCTGCTGATCGTGATACAAACCCACTTCGCACCAAAGTTAAGGTACTCCCGTGGTCGAAATTGACGACAAGAACAGGTGGTACGGATACGTCTGCGTATTGGTTTATGGCGGATAGCGCAAAAGTAAAACAATCACTGATGGCAAAATTCGCTGATCGTCCGGCAATTGATCCGCCGGAACAAACATACAAGAATCTTACATGGAATTGGAGATTATTCTTCTTGTATACCATTGGTCGTGGTTGGCCGGTGTATATCTGGGGGAGTAACGCAGCATTGAGTTAAATCATGTAATTGAGTATGCGGGGAGAGTGCAAAACCTCACTCTCCCACTGCTCACTTTATTATGCGATCTGAAATTGATTATCACAAACTCTATAACGAAGGAAGGTGTAAAGAGATAGGTATTTCGTGGTCGGAAAAAGAAGCCGTTGCACGATCTGTTGGAATACCCGCGGAGTTTGTTCGTGAAGGATGTTTGACAATGGAAGCATACGAAAAACGTAAAGCTGAAGTAGAAGGATTGGTTGCGAAAGGCAAAAAACCTCTTCTTCACATGAAAAAAGCAGAGCTTTACGCACAAGCTCAAGAGATGGGATTGCAAGTAACCGAGGAAGTCCCTCGTGCGACGCTTATCTCAATGATTAGTCAACAACATAATTTATCTGGATCTACATTGCCTGCTTCCGATGAAGGAAGTACGGAGAGCTAGATTCGTGAATCTTGAAATATGCCTACAAAAAATGGAAAAAATATGACAGGGTTGAAGGGTTTATACCTTCAAGCGGTTAATAGCGTAAAAGATGCAGTTATCTTGTTTGACGCAGTTAATACTGTGCCAACATCGGCATCGGGATATTACTATTTGTATGTAAATAGTAGTGGCGAACTTATCTATAAAAATGGTTCTACTGTAACTACCATCGGAGCCGCCGGAACGGTGTCTTCTGCTACTTGGGATGGCGTTTATGCAGGAGATAAAACATTAACTATTGCAAGCACAACGCTTACCTTTGACCTCACACATGCGTCAAATAATGGTGTGACGTTTACCGCTACCGGCGCAGGTACAGGTCATCTTATACAGATTACCAATGTTGGAACCGGAAAAGACATCAACGGAACGTCAAACACGTGGTCGGTGAGTAAAGTTGGAGACGCAGTATTTAATTTGATTACTGCCGCAGGAGACGCAGGGAGCGATTCATTCACCCTTACCGCGGGTGATATGGTTGCATCAGATGGTTCACTTACGATTACTGACGCGGATAATGCAGCCACCCTCTCTGTTACGAATGACACAGCTACGACCGCTTCGGTATTTGTATTAGCAGGTTCTGGTGCATTTACTGGAAACACCACCTCTTCATTCCTCACACTGACTCCTTCTGGACTCACAACTGGGACGGCATTCTACCTCCCACTTGCAGCTCTGACGACAGGAAAAGGCATCCACATGGTGGCAAATGCGGTGACTGATGGGTTGGTGCTCAATATCACATCGTCTTCTGCGGTTCATACCGCAACAGGACGTTTGTTGAACATTGCCTCAACAGCAACGACAAACACGAGCGCAGTGTTGAATGAAATCGCAACTGCCGCAAACGATGAAACAGTGCTTTTGCGATTGACGGCCTCGGATGTGCTTGCCGCGGGTAAAATCCTCCATATCAGTGCGTCGTCTATGACGACAGGCACAGCGATTGACGCCGCGGCACTTGACGCGTTGACAACCGGTATTGGTATCAGTCTTGCATCTACCTCAACGACGTTGACATCAGGGAGCTTGCTTAGAGTATCCACAGGTACAACAGGTGCAGTTGCTACAAATGGTGTTGTCTCGATTCGTTCAACAGGAGCGTACACGTCTACCTCAAACGCAGGGCTACTCGATGTGCAATCATCTGGTCTTGTCGGTACGGGCACATTGGTCAATTTGAAGACCACTGCCGCGGCACAGCTAACGAATACCATTTTGAACGTGGAGGCTTCAGGATTTACAACCGGCTACACAGGTTCAATGGTACGAATTAAGTCTGTTACCACGACCGGCGCGTGTAAAGTCGTAGACATCCTTGCGGACGGGATCACATCAGGTGGTACTGCGGTGGATTTGTCTGTCGACGCATTGACGACCGGTATTGGTTTGAACATTGCAAATTCAGGCGGAGCGATGACTTCGGGGTCGTTGATACGAGTGGCGGCGCAGGGAACAGGCGCAATTGCGACGAATGGTATTATCTCCTTCACACATACAGGTGCATTTACTTCGACATCTGCCGTAGATGGTGGGTTTGTTGAAGTAAAGGCAAACGATACCACCGCAGGAACCGTATTTAACCTCGTCGCGGACGCCCTTACGACTGGTATCGGAATGCAGTTATCCAACGGCACATCAGCAATGACGACCGGTGGCCTGCTTCGTGTTACCGCAAGTGGTACGGGGATTATTGCAACGAATGGTATCGTGAGTATTACTCATGCTGGAGTATTCACATCCACATCAAACGCTGGTGTGCTCGATGTTCAAGCATCTGCGTTGGTTGGAACGGGGACACTGGTCAACTTCAAGACTACTGCAGCCGCTCAACTTACGTCTACGGTGTTGAATGTCGAAAATTCAGGTTTTACCACTGGATACACTGGCGAGATGCTTCGCATTAAGTCTCCAACAACGACAGGTGCGTGTAAGGTGGTGAGCGTGATTGTAGACGGAATGAGTACCGCTGGCGTGGGTGTCAACCTCTCTGCTGCTGCTCTTTCAACAGGTGGTATTGGTGTACAGGTTGACTTGACTGCTGCTACTGCGGGGAATGCCTTAAAACTTGTTACCACTGGCGCGTACACGGGGACAGGCATGGAGTTTATCTCTCTTGGCGCGATGACGACCGGTGTTGGCCTTCAAGTCACATCAACTACGGGTCTTACTTCTGGTTCACTTATTCGAGCAACGAGCAGCACCGCGGGTGCGATTGCAACGAACGGTGCAATTTCGTTCACCGCAACAGGTAACTTCACTTCAACCAGCCGTGTTGGTTTCTTGGAAGTGCAAGCTAATACCACTGAAGCAGGAACCGTTGCTCATATTGTGGGTACAGCTCTTACTACTGGGACATTGCTTTCTCTTGAGGCAGTTGAGGCAACGCTGACAACTGGTAAATACATCCAGTGTTATGACGGGGCTGCTGCTGACTTCACTGTCGGACGGTATGGAGCAACGGTGATTGCTGGAACAGCCTCTGGAACGTCTGCTCTCACCCTTAACGCTGGAGACATTACTGTTTCAGATGGAAACCTTAGCGTTGCTGGAACGTCAACCTTTACTGGAGCGGCAACCTTTACGACTGGGTTTCAGGCTTCCGCATCAGCAGTTACTGCGACGGCGGACGGACTGACGACGGGTCTTATCAATGCTGGAGAAAGGTTCGTGGCTGTAACAGCGGGTGCAGATGCAAATTCAATCATCACTCTTCCAACAGCTGTGGTGGGGTATGTCATCACTGGTTATATTGGAGCAACTGGTTGTGAGATGCGTACTCCCGCTGGGAGTGGCGCGACAATCAACAACGTTGACTCTGATGGTACAAACGAGGCGGCTATCCCCGCTACCACGATGTTTGAGGTGACGTGTATTGCCGCGGATACGTGGATCCTTAGAGCATGGACAGAACTTGGCGCGGTGATTACCGCGATTGTTCCGGATGCGGCATGATGATTATTTGATAGTTTTAGTATTGGGTACGACGGTCGTAAGTGGGGGGGAGAGATAACCCCCCCCTAGCCCAAAAATAATAATTAAGATAACTAACTTTCCCACTCTCTCATTATTTTGGGAGAGGGGCTAGAAGGTAAAGTATATATATGCACACAGACACAATTACTGCACCAGTATACGAGAATATCGAGTTTAATCTCTCATCTGGGGAAAGCGATTATGATTTGGACGCGAACCAATCAACATTTTTGTCTACTTTCGGGCCGATAAATGTGGCAAGAACACATCCTACAGCAGTACAAATACGGACAAATTTTACGATTTCAGTGAAATTAAATTCAACATCCAACCACGCTATTACCATTACTTCGACTGATTCCCCTTTTTGGATTGAAGGTATACGGATTCAAAACTTATACTTCTCCAATTCATCTGGCTCAACTGCGGCAGTCAAATTATTCTTTCAAGAAGTAAGGTACTAATATGGAAGACCTTGATTTTCTCATTGAAAAAAAGAAAAAAGAGATTGAAGACTTGGATAATCTTCGGATTGAGCGTGACTATATTGTTCTTCAAATGAAAGAAAGCACTGTAAAGTTTGAAAAACTAAAAGACGATATTGTGCAAGAACAATTTGCCCTAGAAACAGTGAGAAAATTAAAAGAAACAGAGAAACAAAAAAAGGAAGATAGTTTGATAGTGAGGGAAGAACAAATAATCAAAAAAGAGCTGGAAGTAGCTAAAAAACAGGCTCTTTTGACTGAAACAGAACGCATAATGTTAGGAGAAAAAGAGGCATTTTCAGATGAAAAAGCAAAGGTACAGGAAGAAAAATCTTCTCTTGCATTTCGGAAAAATCAACAACAACAAAATGAACTTTCCGTAAAAGAAAAAGAAAAAGAGCTTAAAAAAGTTAGGCAATCTCAAGAAGCACACGAGAAGTTGTTGTCCGAGAAGCAAAATGAACTTACAGAACTCCAAGAACAGCTATCGGCAGGGTTTGTTCAATTAAGCAAAGATAAAGAAAAACAAAATGAAGAAATCCAAAAATTAGAAGCGCGAAAAGCAAAACTGGATGAAAAAGAACAAGAAATTAATGAAAAAGAACATGAAGTGAGGAAACAGTGGCAAACAATTCAACAAGAGAGGGCGCAGCTAGGCCTTGTAGATAAAGATCTATTGAAAAAAGAAACTGTATTAAAATCTGAACAAGCCGAAACACAGAAACAAAAAAAGATTTTACAAGAAAGAGAACTATCTCTTACGTCCAAAGAATTAGAGCTAACTGCATTTGAAAAAGTTATCCGTCGTCGAGAACTCGATGTCATTCATAAGGAACAATTACTACAGGTATGAAAGTCGGCGTAGGAAAACATGGGAGTGATAAAGATGTCAACCTATCTACGCGGGGTGCTATTGAGGCTCTTTCTGTTGAGATTGTTGACAGTAGTGGAAATCAAGTAACAAGTTTTGTCCCTACTAATTTTATTGATTTTGAATACGACGGTGGCTCTGTAGCCTATCCAAGCGATACACAAGAAGTCTATACGTTCACACTAAGTAATGTAACCGTTGCCACCGTAACATTCAATTACACGGACAGTATCAAAAATAAATTGTCCTCCTGGACTAAAACATAATATGTTTAAAATTAACCCATTCACTGGAAAATTCGATTGGGTTATCACTGATCACGGTGGTCTGTCCGGTCTTGGGGACGACGACCATCCGCAGTATTTATTGAGTGCTACTGCGGTGACGACCTATGTTCCCTACACCGGAGCTACAGGCGATGTCAATCTTGGTACGCACTCAATTCGAGCAGACGAAGGATTTTGGTCGGGTATAACGCCCTCACCCACAACAGGCAAATTTGATATAGAACACACTCAAACAGCCGCTGATTTATATCAACTTGGAAAATTTAATCTTAGTCGCACCACTGCCTCAGCGGGCGTTGATGTAGCACTTTTTGTTGCGGGTCTTATAAGCACCGGCGCAAATGCAACTGGAGGTATGATAGGTGTTAGCGGGCAGGTAGGGCTTGCCGCTTCACAAAGTGGACAAATAAATGGTAATTTAATAGGAGTGAATTTTTTAACTCGATTGAATGGTACTGCGATAATTACGGGGAATGTTATAGGAAGTAATGGAGTGATATCTTTAGGCGCTAATTCATCGCACACTGCTCCAGCTGTGTATGGTGCATTGGGAGATATAGAAGATGGGCGTACAACAAGTTTAGGTGGTTCAATCACAGATATGGCATTGGTAGGAGCAGTTGATATTCTTGGATATTACAATGTAACAACCAAGCGAGGATTTTGGGGGAATTACACAAATACAGTATCGCAAGGAGTAGTCACTTTTTACGGGATTGAGCTTAACAAAGTAGCACAAGGCACAACCACAAACATCGCCATCCAACTGGATGGCACGGCAGAGGCAGCTCAGGGGATTAGGTGGGGGTATGACGGAGATGCAGCCAATTTGTATAAAGGCGCGGCCGGTACGGTTAAGACGGATGGATCATTTTCAGCTTCACAACTTATATCTACGATAGCAATAGGAACAGCACCTTTAACTATCACATCTACCACAAAAGTAACCAATCTTAATGCGGACTTACTAGATGATCAAACAGGCTCATACTATTTAGACGCAACTAATTTTACAGGAACGAATTGGACAGATTTAACAGACGGAGGAAATACTACACTTCATACCCATACTGCTTCAGTTGCAAAGGGAGAGGATTATACACTGCTTAGTGCTGATGTTGGAAAAACTTATTACAACACAGCGGCAATTGTTTTGACTTTACCCACAGGGGTTGACGGATATAGATATAGATTTATTGTTCAGCATAATTCTTATCTCAAGATTTTAGCCGTTGGCACTGATGTTATTCGGTATATTGATACAGTTTCAGCGGCAGCAGGATATTTTCGGTCTGATACTGTAGGAAATACTTGTGAAATGGAGTTTGCCAACGGTACATGGTTTATTCATTCACTTGAGGCAAAGGAATCATCTCCTTGGCTTGTAGACGTATAATATGGCTTTTGCATTCAATATACCAAATCCGACAGTCTGTGAAGACGTCAAGGACGCCTTTGCGCCCGGCTCAAGTATAGTCGATTCAGGCATTACTACAACAGATCCTAAAGAAACCATTTAATTATATTTTATGGCTAATACATATTACAAGGCAGCAAAAGCAGATACACAAGCATTTTTAGGTGACTTTGCTCGTTTTCTGGTTAATGATCTTGGTGGTTTTACCGGCCCTGGGTGGACAATAATCGATACATATAGTAGCGGGGCCGCCTCACCTCACGAAGTGCCAGGAACAGCAACGGATATGGATTCTTTGGCTGCCGATAATGCTTGGAGAACAAATTTACCCGTGACCAATGATTATATTATTTTAAAAGCAAACGGTGGTTCGTTGTTTCAACTTGGTATTGAATATCAGTCAACGACTGTTATTCGGTTCATTCTTGCTCCGCTTGGCGGTTGGTCGACGGGGGCGGATAATGCCGACATGACAACTGCAGGTAACTGGGGTAGTGCAAAAGTGACCACAATTGATATGACGATTGTGAACACATCAATAACTTGGTCAATTGTTTCAAACACAACACGTTTTATTCTTTTTGCTGATAATAGTCCAACATTTGATTGGATGTATTGTGGAGATTTAGTAGATGTTCATACAGGAGATACGACTAGTGCTACGATTACCCCATATACAGCTAATGTCTTTTTCCGATCTAATTCAGCTTTGGCCAGTTCGGCTTCGGTAGGGAATAAGCTTTCAGCTGTAGATAATTCAACTACAATTGATATGTTCCCCTGTGATTTTTTTACAGGAAATGCGACGGTTGGAACCACATCAGGTTATTTTCAGGATACAGCTTCGGGCGAATATCGACTTATCCCTGTATATTTGGTGTGTCTTACCGCTTCGCATGTTGGGACTATTGGTAAGTTTGATGGAGTTTATACCACGCAAAAGTTTGCTACGGGTAAAGGGAACTTTGCTTCTTTAGACTATGTTTGGGCCTCTAATAATGCCTCTTATCTTCCTATTATTTGGGACTGGGATGGCGTAACTGCTTTTTAATTATGGCATTTCTTAAAACAGTCAAAAACCCACACAAACCTAGTGAAAATTATGAAAATGCGTATTGGTATATTGTTCGAATTATCGCTGATTGGTGCACAAACAAAGCTGAAGTATATCTGGCGGTACATATTGACTCAAATAAGACAGGTGCTCCAATTCAATCATATAAAGTAGAGATTGATAATGGAGTTTTTGCGACAGTTTTCAACAAAAAAACAATTCTTGTCCAAAAAATCTATGAGTATATTAAAACACTTGGTGAGTTTAGTGGTGTAATCGATGTTTAATATGCAAGATAAACACGAAATCCTGGACAAATTGTTTGACTTGGAACGCAGATTAAGCGAAAAAATAGATACGAAAGTTTCGTGGAAAGAATACTGGACTATTTTCGCAATCCAAATGACCCTTATTCTCGGAGTATTAGGTATCATTTACGCAAAACTTGAGAAAATTGACGAAAACGGTCAATCAACCAAAAATGTCGTACAAAGTATCCAAGGCAAACTTGAACCTTACGATATTATTTATAAAGATTAAATATGCCATCACTCATTTTCAAGAAAAAAAACAAACCAAAAGCAATGCTAAGTAAAAAGAAAAAATTAAAAATGAAGAAAAAATATCAGCCTAAAAATGTAAATAACATGGTATGAACATTCGCTGCCCCCTTCAAAAATTCTATCTTTGGAATGGGAAAATCGCCATTATCAATCAGCTTTTCGCAGAAAACCCGAATAAGTATTCTTATGGTCCGGAAGGGCACACAGGGATTGATTTCAAGACGATAGGATACTGGAAATACAAGAGGCACTTCAATAATTGGAAGCAAACACCAAGAACCATAAAACAAGAAGAGGGTCGTATTCCGACTGTTGCAGCGCACGACGGGACACTATCAGCGATTCTCTATAACGATAGAAAAGGCCTTGGTTGGGGCATGAAGGTGACAAGTGACATAATGATAGAGGACGGCCTCGAAACGCAGTACAACACGTTATATTGGCATATAGAGACGCCGTGGCAATCCCTCAAAGCATTTACGGGTGTTTGGAACCTCATTTTGAGAAAAACAAAAGTCAAAAAAGGATCAATTATTGCCATTTGCGGGAACAACGGAAAATCCACCGGCCCACATCTTCATTTTGAATTGCGTCGGAGACGCAAGATAAACGGAGCATGGACTGAGTGGGTCAAACTTGATCCGATTCAATACTTTGACGATAACGAAGTCGTGTATCAGCGGACTGGTGGTATTGGTAAACAAAACAAATCTTTTTATCAAGGAAAAGAAATTACAGAAGAACAAAAAAATACAATTCTTAATTCTTTACCAAAAGTTATATGAGACAAATAATTTCAGACCATTGGAAACGCTATTTACGGAGTTCTGGGATAACATTTTTGGCCGGTTTCGGAGTGGCTATTCTTCCAGAATTAGATAATTTATCGGCTGGATCGGTTGGATGGAGCGCGTTGTGGGGTGTTTTTTTTGCGGGGGTTCGCGGCGGATTGAAGTTATTGGTTGAGACTTTTTTGGCTTGGTACAACAAAAAATAAAGGATTTTGTTACAGGTTGAAACCGTGACAATTTTTTACAGTTTCAAATACGCTCTTGATTACGCAGTGCGCCCAATACTCACTTTAGCGAGTGGACGATAGGCGACAACACCGGCGAATTGACGGCAGGAAATACCACGCGAGCGCAGTAAAAAGTGGTAATGTCCTTTTGCCCCCTATTCTCTTTTCAGAGTCATGGTAG